GTCGCGACAGAACCTTCTGACATACTATATAAACAAGTAAGAAAATCTTTAGTTTCAGCAGCTTCAAAATACGCAGAAAAACTAGGATTCAATCCAGATATAGTTAAAGAGAAAAAATTTAAACAAGCGGTAGATAGAAATCTTAATGAAGGGGCTGTTGAGGGGGCTTTTGGTAGTGTTTTCGAATCGGCTTTTCAAGGGGCTATAGGAACGGCACAAAAGTCAAACGTAAGGTGGGACTTAGCAAACAGAGGATCTATCGAAAGTTTACTTGGGAAAATATCATCGAAGGGACTACTCTCAAAAACAGTAAGACCAGAGTTACAATTAATTCAAAAAGCTGATTTTAAAAATAGTTTAAGTTCCGATAACTTAGCTAGTGTAGTAGCTAAAATAAAAGCTTCTCCGATTGGTAAAGCTGCAAGTGGTTACATACCTTCTTTTGCTCGTCCTTTACAAGAAGCAGTAGCTAGGGAAACTGCGGCAGGTTTACCAATTAATCAAGTAAGAATAAATCAAGACGCATCTCTAAGAAATGGCGCGAACCCAATGGGTCTCGCTGTCACAAACACAAGAGACGAGCCTACAGGAGCTATTCCTAACTTCGCTAAAAAAGCTACTCCAGATCAAGCAACAGATGCTATGGGTGGATTAGTAGGAAAGCTGTTAGCTACGCAAATAGCATTTTCTGCTTTGAGTGGACTTTTAGGAGAGGTTACTGAAAAGAATTCAGCTTTATCTACAGGATTAACAATACTGAACGGTGTTGTTAGTGCGGCTTTTGCTGCCCAAGTTTTTGGTGGAGCTAAAGGTATAATAGGTGGAGCGCGGAATTTAGCTGGGACTTTTTCTCGGGGAAGACAATCAGGAGCAACAATGGCAGGAAAAGGGGCGGCAATCATGAGAAGAGGGAGGAGATCTGTGTCAACTGGGTTTGGTGCGATGAGAGGTGCGGGAGCCGTAGGAGCTGCTAAAGGTGGAGCTACCGCTTTAATGGGTGGATTAAAAGTAGCTGGTGGAGCTTTACTTCGTTTCGCTGGGCCTATAGGAGCTGTGGCAGGTACAGTGCTACTTGTTAACAAAGGTTTGAATGCTCTAAATGGTAGCACTGCCGCTGCGAAATTAGGACAAGAGGCTTTAGGAAGAGCTGCGGAAAATGCAGCGATGGAGTTAGCAGATCTAAGATTTAAAGGACAAAGAGAACGAAAAGAATTCACAGACACTTCCACATCTTTAGCTAATCAGGCCGCTGCCAGAATAAAGGAAAAAGGTTTTGTTGGAATGGGCAACGACAAAGTTCAAACAGAAAACATAAGAGGGCTTGTCGAAGCAGCTTACAATGCTGGTGCTACTAGTAAAGAAGTCAACGCAATTCTTGACGAGCAAGATGAGAAGAGAAAAACTCGTACAAGATCAGTTCCTATATATGGTGCTAGCTCGGGATTTGGTGGAGCCTCTGTAACTGGGTATAGGAACCAAACAGTGCGGAATGAAGACTTTGAATTCACTAGCAAACAAAGCGAAGCTATGGTAAAAGCGCTTGAGGCTTTAAGCGAGGTGGATTTTTCTGCCAGACAAGATGCTTTATCTAAATTTGTAGCGGAAGACCCAACTTTGAGAAAAAATTTAGCTAGTGATGACGAGGTTGTCAGAAAAGCAGCCGAAGAAAGGATCTCTAAAAAAGCTGTCGAATTAGGAGTAACTACAGAATTAAAAGCCGTTCCTATAGCTGAAGGTAGAGAGTCAGGAAAAGCCGCTGACGATGAAAAGTTAACTAGATCAGCTCAAGTAAGAGCGGATATAGCAAAAGCTCAAGCGATATCTGAATTAAAAATATTAGAAATAAAATCTAAAGCTATAGGTAATTTAGACATAGAATTGCAGAGAGGTCAACTTTTAAATGATCTTAGTCAATCAGAATTATCTGCTTTAAAAACTAAAATTGCCCTTAGAGATGAAGATAGAAATCTAAACGGTCAAATTTCAGGATTGTTACAAGAAGAAATAGGAAAGGTAGAAAAATTAACAGTAGAAGAAGCAAAAAGAGAATCTCTTAAAAAGGCTATAAAAAATATTAATTTAGAAGACCTTAAAGATGCAAAAAAGAGAGAAATAATACTTAACAATCTAAGAGATTTAGCTGGTGAGGAAAAAGATATCTCTGAATTATTAAATAATTTATTCGGAGAAGGTGTAAAAGATTTATTAAATCAAAGTGAAGCGAGAAAAGGTAATATCAAGCTGACTGAAAAAGAAACACAGGCTCAAATAAAACTCACTGAAGCTATGAAAATGTCTCAAGCGGATTTTAAAGTAGGCACAAGTCGAGACGCTTTCAATGTAACGAATAAATCAAATTTAGAGAGAAATAGAATAAATTTAGAATTAAGTAGAGTAAGAGGAGATCAATCTCTAACACCAAAAACTAAAAGAAGTGATGAAGTAAAATTATTAAAAGAATTGAATCAACTTGATATCAAAGATGCAGATGCTGAAGCTATTAAAAATACAAGAACAGAACTAAGCTCTTTTTTAGATACATTTAAAGGATTTGCTGAAGCTGGAACATTTAAATTTCTAATGGAAGACCTCGGAGACACAAGTCTTACCCCCGAAAAAAGATTAGGTCTAGTAAATGATATGCTGACCGATACTGGGCCATTTGATCTTAGGGCTAATGCTACAGACGATGAGAAAATAGCGATCAATGACCTCACAGAAAAAGTAAGACAATTTATAGAATCTTTAAAAACTACAAAAGATGGAATTGGTAAAGCAGGAGAAGAACTAGACGAAAGTATTGATTTGGTTGGACAAATTAAAATGTTTAATCAATTACTTTTTGAATTCGTAGATAGTTTTAGACAAGCAAGAGAACAATTAAAGATTTCAACTCTTACTGCTGATTCAGGGAGTGCTATGATTGATGTTGCTGGTCAAAGGATAGACGCGAATAGAAGACTTATGGCGGGTCAAGACCCTGTAGCACAAGTCGAAGTTACAAGGCAATCGGCAATCAGAAAATTACAGGACAAAGCTTTTTTAGCTCCAACAAGGGCAGATAGAAGAAATGTAGAAAGAGAACTAGAAATTGTCAATCAACAATTCGCAGTTCAAAAAGAATTGTCAGCTTTGTTAAGTAATGAAGAAACTCCTCTAGAAATAATAGAACAGAAGAGGAAGGAACTTTTAAAATTAGACAAAGAAAGATTGACAGTAAATCAATCCTTGGGTGCTTTATTTGAAAATACATTTATTAAATCTAACGAAGATATACAAAATAATTTTAATAAGAATTTGGTATCTAGCGCTGAAAAGTTTGCTAACACTCTTTCTGACGGTTTGACTGATGCAATAGCAAAGGGGGAAAGTTTAGGAGATATTCTTAAGCAAGCAGCATCAGAATTTTTCCTAGAGCAATCTAAAAATAATTTTAAGACAGCGTTTGATAAAGGTATAAAACTTTTTGGTTTTAACGAAGGAGGTAAAGTAACAGGTGGTTCTGGAGCCAGAGATGATGTTCCAGCTTTATTAACAGGTGGAGAGTTCGTGATGAACAGAAAAGCTGTTGATAAGTATGGATCAGCTTTCATGTCATCTCTAAACCAAGGCTCTATCCCAACTATGAATAGAGGGGGATTGTTTACCCCAGGGACTTTTGGACAGGGAGCGATGAAGGGTAAGAGAAATCTTTTAGATTTTGCCACACAATCTTTCACTACTGGACAATTTGATAAAGTTTCGGGTGGATCAGGATTTGCATCTGTAGCACTAGAGCCTCAAAGTGCAGCTTTGACAATGTTTGGGAGGAGAAACAGCCCAGCGTTCCAGAAGGAGCAAGAATCAAAAAAGAAAGCTTTTGGTCTTTTTGTGAATCAAGTAAAAAAAGAAAAAGAATTCAAAGATAGTCAAACTAGTTTAGGGGATGCTCTAATGGGCGCTGTAAAAAGTTTTGTTATTAGTTCTGCTGTCAAAGGTTTGGTCAGTAGAGCTTCTAATGCAGCTTCGTTTGGGAAAGTGGGTGAAGACGGAATAGGTAGAGCTATGCCTCTAAATGAAGACGGAACACAAATGAACTTCTTGCAAAGGATGATGCTAACACCGCCCAAAAAAGCTACTGGAGGCTCTATACCTTATGCAGCAGGAGTCGATACTGTTCCCGCTATGTTATCTGGGGGAGAGTTTGTCATGAACGCTGCCGCTACACAGAGAGTAGGAAGAGGGACTCTTTCTTCTATAAACTCTGGTGGAGGAACAGATGACAATGGTGCGGTTGTAGGAAAGTTAGATGAATTAATTTCTGTTTCTGAAAATAGTGGTGAAACTACTATAAATATAACAGTGAATTCTGATGGAACATCTGATGAAAGTGGGAATGGGGATGATAAAGGCTCAAATCTGGCACTCAAAATAAGAGATGTCGTAAGACAGGTTATTAGTGATGAACAGAGGTTGGGGGGATCTTTAAGAAAAGCTAACGCATAATGTATGACACAACTTTAAATTACGACTGCCACTTCTTTATATCAGGAGTCGATGGAAGTCCATCAGCGAGAGAGCTTTCGGGGATAGAAAGTCTTGATATAGGTTATTCCAATAGCAGTAACGTTTTAGCTCCTTTAGGGTCTACCCGTGGATTAACGGCAGTTGGAGGAGCTACGAGTCAAACTGTTTCTTTTTCTAGAAATTTAATTTATCAAGATCCTATTTACGATTTTAGGCGCGATTCTGAAGTTATGGCAGGGAGTTTTAATTATAATAATAATACTTCTTATGGATTTAATAGTGGATATTTGTCATCTTATTCCGTGAATTGTGCCGTAGGCGCTATACCTAAAGTTAATGCATCCTTTATTGTTTATGATGAAATGAGAAGCGGAGTCAATGCTACTGGAACAGCTAATACTAACATCTATATACCGAGTCAAGGATCTATAACTGCTACTTGTGATAATAGTTCTAGTAATCGTGTGATTGGTTTTGATTACTCATTAACTATTAATAAAAAGCCATACTATACAATTGGATCTGAAACACCAACAGAGGTAAAACATATAAGCCCCATTCAGTTTTCGGCTTCTGTGCAAATGGAAGTGGATGATACATTCTTACAAAGTGGTTTTGATTTTTTAAATGACAGAGAAAATAAAACTGTTGTTTTTTCAGTAAAAGGAAAAGACGGATCTACAATTCAATCTTTGGGAATTCCAAATGCTTCTCTTGTTTCAGAACAATTGACATCTAGTTCTGATGGAGCAGTTCGTTTAACACTTAACTATATAGGACACGAATAATGAGCGAAAGTTTATTTTATAATAGAGACCAGAATATTTCTGGCATAACAATACCTTCGAGTTTTCCAGCTCTAGGTCTTACTCCTATTTATGGATCTACTGTAGAATTTTCCGCAAGAGATCATAATTATAAAACTGATGATTTTTATTATAATTTAATACCGATGTCAGTTAATAGTTTGACTGCTAAATTTGGTTTAAAGTATGAGGTAAATGAGACTAATGCACAGAAATTAGCTGTGTTTTTCGAAGCTCAAAATGGAAATAATAGTTTTAAATTTGCGCCAGATTCATCTAACATATACAAAGAGATGTCAGGCGTTTGTGATAGCTACGGAATTACCTTCGTCAACAATCAACATTATCAAGTAGTATCTAGTATAAGTGTAGACCATGCGCCAACTTTATTTAATTGGTCGGGAATGGGTTCTTTCTGTAATTTAGATTTTCAGGCTTACGATTATTCTAGTTCGTATGAAAAGTATGATGTCGTTTATACAGGTATAAATCAAAACAAATTAGACAACTTCTATTACTGCACTGGGGAGCATACTTCGGCTCAAGTAAATAGTCCTACAGGAACAGGCTCAATGTGGAGTCAAAAATTCTTTTTTGAGCCAGACATAGGAAGTCAGCCTACTGTAGAAATAAAAAGTGATGTTTTAGAATATAAAAACTCTTTTATTCAACGATTTAAAACGAATGACAACATTTCTACTTTTGATATTAGTTATAATTTTACTAATATTTCTGATGCCCAAACCAAAAGCATGATTCACTTTTTAGAAAATAAAGGTGGTTATAGAAGATTCGAACATCAAATACCTTCAGTTTATAATAGACCTAAAGTTTACTATTGTAATAGTTGGTCACATACTTGGAATTATGCAAATTCCAATACTTTAAAGGTTGATTTTAAAGAAGACCCATTGGGCGTAATTCCAACAGGAACATAAAATGGCGAGAAATATTGTAAAAAGTTATAATTCTGTAGTAGCTACTTCAGAATCTACTGTGGCTTTCAGCACTGCGGATCAATCCTTGTTATTACACAAAATAACACAGGGTTTAGAATATTCTATAGGATATGAAAGACAGAAGTCGAAGCAAATTGGCTCTCAAGATTTTTCTACTAATGATATTTTTCGACAGCCAGATGTATCATTAAATATTACATATATTCCTGAACCTAGTTTTGCTAATGAAGTTCAAGGAAGATTTATTGGCACAAAACCCAATTCTTCATTTAAAAACTTTTTCGACACCAACGAACAGGATTCTACAAATTTTTTTGTGTTGATAACAAAAAATGCAGAAGATAGTTTTTTAGATAAAATAGAATTTTTGACCGCTGGAGGTCAAAATTTTAATGGCGATGACGCTATTGCTTTTGGTAATTGTTTCGCTACCTCTTATGGTTTAAGTTATTCTGTAGGTTCCTTACCATCAGTTAGCACTCAATACATATGCTCTAATACAGTATTTGATAAATTAACTGGCACATCTATGCAGTCTCCAGCCATAAATTTAACTGGAGGTAATAATGATAATGTGGGAAGAACAAGGTTTAATTTCAATATAGAATCAAGTAGCGCGAGTTTAGAAAAGGCTCCTCCTATAGTTAATCAAAATAATACTAATAGTGATGTTACTTTACAGAATTTACAAGTTGGAGGTCAAATCATTTCTGGAAGACATTTAGTTCAGTCTGTTGATATGAATGTGTCGTTGCCAAGGGTTTCTTCTTACGGACTAGGTAATGATTACGCTTATAACAGAAAAAGGCAGTTCCCAGCAAATGGAACATTTTCTGTCTCATCTCTAGTTTCAGGTTTAGAAAGCGGTGCTATGACAGGAGTTTTAACTTCTGATCAAAGTTATCAGTTTGATCTAAAACTAGATGCTAGCGGAAAAAATATGATTTATAGAATTGAAGACGCAAAGTTGACATCCTATGATTATTCTATGAATGTAAATGGGACAATGAGTTATGACGCTTCATTTAGTTTTGAAGTAACACAATCAAAAGGTNTGAAAGTAAGTGGAACTTATTACTAATCGTAATCGATTTTAATATTTTTGCTGTCGTAGCCTTTTTCTTTAATCCTGTTCGGATGCTCTGCGCCTTTACGTTCTTTTTTGTAATTGTCGTAAAACTTTTCCTTTACTGGATCTAAGCCCCCAGATTTTTCTGCTCTCTTCGCACTCAATTCAGCAGACAGGTCCATCATATCGCCTATAGTGCCTTTTTTGTTGTGAGTAGCGTCAATGTATTGTT